CTTTAGACGGGGCGGTCGCGATCGCGGAATTACGGGAAGCTCTTTCGTTCATGAGGAACCCTCTCAGAGCCCTTAATCGGGAACTGGTGAGGGTGCGCAGAGATAAGTGGCGTGACCATGGTAAATGGCGCACGAAAACTACCTCTGAGTACCTCAGAGACAATTGGTTGTCATACCGGTATGGTGTGCGGCCTCTTGTGAAAGATGTACAAGACGCGGCTCATGCGGTCGCACGAACTGCACTCAACAATGAGCCAAAGAGACAAACATCTCGAGGTTCAGCGTCAGAGAGCTTTCATTTTTCTTCCGACGGCAAGTCCGGTGATTTTGATTTCATCACCGAAACCCGCGTGGAAGTGGAAGTGGAAGCCGGAGTGCTGTACGAACTTGCGCTTGGCCCGAACACATTTGGTTTGGGTCTTCAGCGTGTGCCCGTAGCAGTATGGGAAGCAATTCCCTACTCGTTCGTTGTCGACTGGTTCGCTAACATTGGGTCTTTTGTTAGCGCTATAACCCCTGTTGCGGGGGTTCGGCGTTTAGGCTCTTGGACCACAACGACTGTTACCCACGAAACCACCAGGAAAATATGGTGGGCACGTGGCGGCATCCACTCTAGTGGTATGCCGCGCGTGATCGAAAGTGATGGTCAATCAACCGAGCAATTCAGCTCATCAACCAAAACTAGGGTACCGGGAATTATAGTCGGCCTAGCCCATACAACATCGCCCTTCTCGGGCGACATTGGGCAAAAGCGACTAATTGACCTGGTAGCTCTTGGACATCAGATATTGGCGTCCAAATAGCTCCCCTGCAACTAAACGGAGAGACATATGTCCCTTACTGTAAATACTAAGACGTATAATAATGACGTCCCTCGGACCGCCGATAGCATGCGCTATCTCGGGCCCGCTCACACCTTGTCAAACAATGACGTAATCGAGTTGACCCGCATCGCGGCGAAACCGACTGCTGACTTTGCTGGGAAGGCACGTGCTAGGTTTAAACTAACGCGTGGCGCTACGAATGGTACGACCTATCTGGGTGACAATATCGTCGACATGACGATATCCACTTGTGTAGGTACGGCCGAATCGGAGATGGACCTGATACTCGCCGACCTGGCTAGCTATTTTGCTACCGCTAGTGCTGAATCCTTTTTCCAAGATTTGAAAATCGTCCAGTAAACCGACGTCGTCGGTTCTGTGAACGTTCATTTCTTAGAAGGATCAACACTATGTGGCAACGACAGCTAGCCGCTGCGCTGGGATTGGCAATGTGCCTTTTCCTTACGCAGGGTATTGGCGGATCTTGTGTCCTTTGCACTTCCCTTTTCGAAGGGATGCAAAGCCAGGAACCTGTTAACATTCACTAGGAGGCTATATGCCTAAAAGTAGACATCAACGGCTCAATACGAGCCTGCAGGTCGCGCCGGAACGTCTTTATAATGGCGTTCTGACGCACGCGTTACAGTATAGTAAAACACCTGAGAGAACCCGTCTGTTGGGCGCAGTACGCGCTCAACAGTACGGTAATCTTCTCAAGTGGTCCGCGCTATCGAGTCCACAGATGTATGACTCGGCCGAGCTTTATTTCTCGGATGCGCAGATCGCCGCATTGATCAAGAAGTACCCATTCCCTCAACACATGGTCCCTGGGCTAAACCCGGAGGCTGTGGCTGCTAAGAAGTTTTTTAGCAGTGAGTTGAGGTGTAAGCGGGTAAATCTTCGAGCTCGGTTACGCCGCACTTTGCGGATCAACCCCCACATGCAACTGCAAGTGGATGCTCGTAAGTACATAGCACGGGTACTAGGGGAATCCCCGAACATACCGGCTATACTTAGCAATTGCGACTTTACTGAGGGCGCTTCAGTTGGAGTACACGGTAATAGAACCAACGCTATGCGTAAGATTTTTGCGCAGCGTTGGTCCTGTACTCCTTCTGCCCTACCATATGCACTGTCTGCCCTTTGGCTGAACACTCATGCACGCGACTGTATCCTTCCGGGTACGATCAAATGCTTGGACAAAGACCTTTTTGGGGGTCTCGTTCGCCGCAAGGTCAACTTTGTGAGCTGTAATAATATTACTTTCGTCCCAAAGACCGCTGAGACCCATAGGTCCATCGCGGTCGAACCGTTACTAAACGGGTTCGTGCAGAAAGGGG